TCTGATTTCCGTTACCAAAAGCTGAGGATTGACCAATGCCCTGGCGTTTTAATCCGTTTACCGGAAATTTAGACCTGGTCGATACCACCGCCGCGGCGGGTTCGAACACTCAGGTTCAGTTCAATGACAGCGGTTCGCTTGCTGGCGACGCGGATCTGACTTGGAATAAAACTTCCAACGTTCTTGGCGTCGGTGGCGACATTAATTTGGACGATGGCGGTACTTACACCACCACTGTCCAAGTAGTTACACCTACCGCTAATCGCACAATTAGCTTCCCCGATGCAACTGGCACGGTCGCATTAGTTGCTGGGTCTAGTGGGCAACTCGTCTATAACAATGCTGGTGCTCAAGCTGGTGCTACTGGTAGCGTCGTTGATTCCAGCGGTAATGTCACCATTGGTGGACTGACTACGCTTGCTGGTTCACCTAGCGCAAATAACACAAGCGGCGTACTGATTAACGGTACGTGGCGAACTGGAGCTAGTAGCAACAACCCTCAGCTACTTCTTAATCCAAGCGGTACTACGCTTTCAACCACTTGGAGCCCGAGTGGTACGGGTATTGGTGTTAATGCACCGGCTTCTTTTGGTGGGCGTCTCCTTGATTTGCAAACCAACGGTACAAGTCGTATGGTGGTGCAAGGGGATGGGAAGCTTTTAGTTGGCACGTCTACAACTTCTGGCGTAGCAAAACTGCAAGTACAAGGTTATGTCGGTGATGACAGCGGCTTAGGTCTCTTTGCGTTGCGCGTTGGTAGTTCATCGCCTGCAAATGGAGAAAGCCTAGGCCGGATTGATTTCAACGACTCAACCGATAGCCGTGGCGCATCTATTGGCGTAAATCGTGACGGCGGCACCTGGGGAGCATCATCAAAGCCCTCGCGCTTAGTGTTCTCCGTTACTGCAGATGGCTCAGCATCACCAACTGAACGCCTGCGTATCAACAACTCCGGGGCCCTCGGTCTCAGCGGCGCAAACTTCGGTACACAAGGTCAAGTTCTTGTGTCGAACGGCAGTACCGCTGCACCAACTTGGCAATCGGTTACCCCCACTTCGGTCTTTGGCTGGAACCACACCAACGACAGATACGGTCTTTACCTCCCAGGCACCAGCATCACCACTGGATCGCTTAGCGGCACAGTTGACATCGACGTACAGTCACGCCTACGCCGTTGCGTGATCAATGATTCCGGCGTAGTCCAGTATTACCTTGACGCCGATGACAGCACATTAAAGTCTGGCGACTGGCTACGTATTGTCGAAACTCAAGCACTCAACACCTCCTACACCGGCACACATTCCGAATCTACAAACTCACTACTCCGTGTCGGTGTACCGGCATGGGCTGCTGGTACGTTCACTCGTGGCCAACGCGTCACACATAACGGCTCGCTCTGGGAGTGTGTTGTGGCCAGTACAACTGCAACTCCTGCCGCTGGCACCGTCGCATCTGATCTCACTGGTACCGATGGCCAGGTGATGGTAGAAGTGCCTGCGTTCAGCGTGCGGTACGGCTTCGCTTCCGGCGTCCACACCCGCGAAGTCCGCCTTGGCTGTAACGACTCGCTCATCGCTCAGGGCTTCCAACCCCATCCCGCCTTCATCAAAACTGACGGTACCTACAAAGATGCCTTCTACAACGGTGCGTATCAGGTTACGGGTACGTCACCAGCTACCACCGTGTCCGGCGCCAGTAACCGCGTCAACATGACTCGGGCTACCCAACGTGCAGCGTCTGCCGCTCGTGGTACTGGCTGGCATACTCTCGCATACCTTGAAATGGCCGCTGTCCAGACTCTGATGGTGACCGAGTTCAGAGACATGAATACACAAAAGGTCATTGGAAATGGTGCGCAAGAGAGTAATGTGTATGTCGTAAATACTGGCCTAAGCAATGGTCAAGGCAACAAGAGCGCCAATGTGTATACGTCCGGCGGATCTACATCCGACTACATGAGCTACAGAGGCTTAGAAAACATCTACGGACGGGCGTGGCAGTGGGTGGATGGATTTAACATTTACGAACGTGTTGTGTATCTTACCAACGATCAATCTTCCTTTGCAGATAACACAAGCGTCGGATACAAGTTTTATGCTCAGGTTCCTAGCGGGTCAGCCAGCTACCAAAAAGAGCTGTTCCCCCTGCCTGATGTTTTTCTGCCATCGGTTGTCACCGGGGCGTCTAGTACATCCTATCTCGGCGATGCCTTCTGGACCTCTTCCGGCTGGCGTGTGGCCCTTGTGGGCGGCGGTTCGGACAGTGGCGCTCTGGTGGGGGCCTTTACGTTGAATCTGGACCTCGCGTCTTCGATTGCCCTCGCCAACGTCTCCGCCCGGCTTGCCTTTGCCGTAAATTGAGAAACTTGTTGAAAGCTATTTGGGGGGTGTATAATACCCCTAGGCTTGACTCTGTTTTCCGGCTGGCGTGTGGCCCTTGTGGGCGGCGGGGCGGGCGTTGGCGCTCTGGTGGGGGCCTTTTCGTTGGCTCTGGGCGGCGCGTCTTCGGGTGCCGGCGCCTTCTTCTCCGCCCGGCTTGCCAATGCCCTCAGACTTTAGCAACACTATCTGTCATACAGAGCAGGCCTCACCTCTTGGTGAAATAGTTGCGCTGCACAAGGGGTTAGTAGCGTTGCCGAAAGCCCCGCAATGCTGAGGGTTTAAAATTTTGAAACGTCACGGAAATTTATACGAGCAGGTTTGCGACATAGAAAATCTTCGTGCAGCCTTGCGCAGCTCCAGCAAAACGAAGAAGCATATACGTTCGGTCAAGCGGGTTCTAGAGAACGACGAAAAATACCTACACAATTTACAAGAACTGCTACTTAACGAGCAGTTTGTTAACGGTAAGTATCATATTTTTCAACTAACAGAAAGAGGAAAGGAGAGAACAATACACTCGTTACCTTTTTACCCTGATCGTATTGTGCATCATGCAATCGTGCAAGTATGTGCCCCGTTCTGGATAAAAAGTTTTATTCGAGATACATACGCCTCAATTCCAGGACGCGGTATCCATGACGGAGTAAGGAGAATACAACGCATAATGCCTCATTGTGAGGGATACTACGTCCTTAAATGCGATATAACCAAGTTTTATCCCTCTGTCGATCATCAAGTATTAAAAGATATCTTGAGAAGACAAATCAAAGACCCTAAGCTCCTCCGTCTTCTGGATATTATTGTTGATTCTGGGCCAGGTGTACCGATTGGTAATTACCTAAGCCAGTATTTTGGCAACCTTGTTTTAAATCCATTTGACCACTGGATTAAACAAGACAAACGTATCAAGTATTATTTTCGTTACTGTGATGACTTTGTAATTCTCCACAAATCGAAAGAGTTTTTACATGAACTGTTGATTGAAATAAAAGAAAAGCTATCGGAATGCAAGTTAAGCGTAAAAAACAACTGGCAAGTCTTTCCGGTTAACTCCAGGGGTATCGACTTTCTCGGCTATCGTTTCTGGCCCCGTAAGACTCTTCTACGGAAATCATCTCTACGCAGTTTTTCTCATCGCTTAAAGGTTAGAAGAATAACGCTAAACGAGGCGTTGAGGTTGCGTGATGCGATTGGAACTTACAAAGGTTGGCTTAAATATTGCGATAGTTGTGGCTTTGTTAAAAAGCATGTGCTTCCAATAAAATCCAGGTATAATAGACATATACGCTGTCTTCGCCGTAAACTGTTGAAGGCATAGTAGACAAGCTCACCGGCAGCCATGGCTTTCCTCGTTAACTACGGATCCGACAGACCCATTCCTCAGCAGATCGCTGGAGGCTGGAAACTCCCTCTAGGAATTACGTCGTCCGTCGATGACGAAGGACTGGAAACATTTTTAGCCTACGAGCTGATCTCGCTGACTCTGTTCCCCCACGATATAGACGCGGCGATTGCGGAGGCGGAATTGCCCACTGACCTCGACATAACCGCCGACCGTCACGCCGCAATCTGCCACGGCATCCGACTCCAACGCGCCGCTGAGTATCCACCGGCTACCGACTACCTTGACGGCGTAGCCAAAGGCGACCAAGAACAAGTCGATAAGTACATCGCTGACTGTCTAGTCGTGAAGGCAAAGTATCCGTTCCCGGAGTTGTGAGCCAGACCTCGTAACCCTACTCACTAGCAGGGTGGGTGGCCGACCCGTAACTGGTCACAAAACCTTTACCAACACTGACCGATGGATTACATGATCACAATCCCCGATGAGCTGACACCCGGCATCATCGCTATCGGCTATGCCGAATCTAAAACCCCTGAAGAGGTGGTCTCCTCTTACGCCGTGGCAGCAGCTACTAAGGCGTGTCAAGACCTCAA